CAATCCGCAAGTGGCTGCAGTCAGAGGGTTTTGAGATGCGCTATTTTAAATTGACCGTACATAACAACGAGGCCATGATTGTGGATAGTGCCGGCGACACGCTGCGGCTGGTATATGACAACGATACCAAGTCTGTCTATGTCAAAGAGTAAGGAGGTGGCAGACGATGATAGAGGATGTGTGCCGGACATGTCGGTACAGGAATAGATGCCCGGAGCGGAGCCGAATGATGCCGTGCCGGTCATACAAAAAATGGACCCCCGACGGGTGGAGCCGTCCGAAGGTCCAATAGCAAGATAATCTAATCACCCTTAGTATAAGGGATTCAGGAGGAAAAATCAATGATAAAAACTGAAAAGAATGTACCCATCGTAGGGATTGAAGCACACGGGGAGAAAGCTGAGACAACGATACGGGGTAAATATAGAGATGTCGTTTCTCTTACAGTTGTTCTTCTTTTAGGCGTTTCAAAAGCGATATCCGGTGATGATATAGGAGACCAGGCTTCGACCCTTCAGGCGTTATACCTTACTGCGCTGAATGAACTGAAAGAAAAGGCAAAATAGTGGGGGGGGGGGGCGATTAGACCATGGGACGTGTCATGCTTACCCCGCTCACCCCCGAGGAGCAGCAGTTCGCGGCGGACAACCATGGCTGCCTGCAGTGGGCCATCCGGAACCAGCGCCTGGACAGTGAGCTGACGGACATAGCGGCCCTTGGATATGTTCATGCGGTCAAGAAGTGGTTCGCGAGGCCTGACCTGCACCAATGGTCGTTCCGGACCATCGTGAACCAGACTATCCGAAGCCATATCTCCAACGAACGCAGTAGGCAGGCGACAAAAATACAGACGATAAGTCTGGATGCGGAAATTCCTGGCACGGACGGTCTGACCTATGGGGACATAATAACGACCGATAATATAAGGTATCAGCGTAGAGAGGAGAAACAGGTGGAAATAAAATTTGATGTCAAAGTCCCGGAAGCGGCAAAGATTAGGGCATCATCAAGCGTAGAAATAGAGGCCCTGCTGGAATTCCTGTCATCCACACACAGGACGATGTGCCTATCCTATCCGGATGTCAAAAAGGCGGCGTCAAAGGCTAGTATTATGCGGAGCTGGAAAAAGAGGAACGCAAGAACAGATTTTAACGTCTATCGATTGGGTGAAACCATTTACATAGAGAAGTTAGCTAAAAACCGTAAAAACAAGGAGGATTAAGACTATGACAATGACAGTAGTATTTGAAGATTATGAGGACATGATGAAATTTGCAAGGAGATTGATGGGGCAGGCTCCTTCCGGCGGTCATACATCCCATACGGCGGAGAGCATACCGGGGGTTACCCCGGAAACCTGTGCTTCGGCACCTGTGCAGCAGGCCCCCGTCACCCCACCGGCACAACAGCCGGTCTACACAGCGCCCGCGCAGCCGGTCTACACGGCACCCGTACAGCAGGCACCTGTCACCCCACCCGCGCAGCCGGTCCCAACAACGGCACCCAGTTACACGCTGGATGACCTGACAAGGGCAGCTATCCCGCTCATGGACTCAGGCAAGCAGCCGGAATTGCTCCAGCTTATCCGGAGCTTCGGGGTGGAGGCGCTGCCGTCCCTGCAGCCGGAACAGTATGGTGCGTTCGCAACCGCGCTCCGGGGAATGGGGGCGCAGATATGATGGGGGGACACGCAGAGAGGGCCCACGCACTCCTGAGTGCTTCCGGTGCCTATCAGTGGATGGCTTGCACCCCCAGTGCCAGGCTCCAAGAGCAATTCCCGGACAACCCCTCAGGGACGGCTGCGGCGGAAGGGACATTGGCCCACGAGCTGGCGGAACTTAAAGTAAGGAATTACTTCTACTCGGTAGACTTTGGGAAACGGAAACTGACAGCGGCCATCAACAAGCTGAAGAAAGAAAAACTATGGGATGACGAGATGATGGGCTACACGGATGATTACCTGGACTATATCAAGTCTGTGGCCATGAAGTATCCTTCCAGCCCTTATGTGGCAATTGAAAAACAGGTGGACCTCAGTACATACGTACCGGAAGGATTTGGGACGGCGGACTGCATTCTGATAGGGGGAAACATCCTGCACGTCATTGACTTCAAGTATGGGAAGAGCCCAGACGGCCGCGTGAAGGCGGAGTGGAATCCCCAAATGCTGTTGTACGCTTTAGGCGCCTATGAAGCATACCGTCTGCTGTACAAGGTCGGGACCGTGAAGCTGTCCATTGTACAGCCAAGACTTACAGATGGCATATCCGAGTGGGAATGTACCCTGGATGAGATGCTGCAGTTCGGAGAGTATGTCAAGGAACGGGCGGCGCTGGCCATAAAGGGCGAAGGCGAGTTTGCCCCAGCGCCAAAGACTTGTAAGTACTGCAGGGCCAGAGGAAGGTGCATGGCCCGCGCGGAGAAGAACGTGGAACTGGCCTTCCTGGTGGGGACAGACCCAAAACTCCTCACAAATGAGGAGCTGGGCCGGTATCTGCTTAAGGGCAGGGACGTGGCCAAGTGGCTCAGTGACGCCCAGGATGTTGCCTTGTCGGAGTGTCTGGCCGGTAAGGAGGTACCGGGCTGGAAGGCCGTGGAGGGACGCGGCTCCAGGGACTGGACCGACATGGATGCGGCATTTAGTGCCCTTACGTCAAACGGTATATCAGATACTATCCTGTGGGAGCGCAAGCCGCTTTCGCTGGCCCAGGTCGAAAAGGTAGTGGGCAAGAAGGATTTCCAGGCGCTTGTAGGCAAATTGGTCATCAAGAAGCCAGGAAAACCGGCATTAGTAGAAGAAACAGATAATCGACCAGCAATCACAAATAAAGTAAGCGCCGCGGAGGCGTTTGGGGAGGAAAATTGATTATGGATGAGGCTAAGATAAGCCCGCCACGTAGCCGTACACTGGGCGAGCTCAGAAGATTTGAATTAAAAACGGATGACCCTCAGGACATCGAAGAACTTGACCGGGTCATCGAAGAAAGGAAACTTTCCAGAAGGGATTTGGGGGTCATACTTTTATATCTTGGCGTTCGACCTGGATTTGGTCCGGAATGTTTTGGTATATGGAAGCATAATAGCCCAGGACATCCTTAAGGTGTTCGGTTGGGATATTCTTATATATCGCTACCACTACCCTGGGTGAGACTGTCCATACATACAGGACACAATGTCTGCGGCCCGTACCAGAAACCTCAAATTCGTAGTTCCCGAATTTCCTGTGGATGCAGTCCTCACCATCAAACCCCTGGATATCATACGGTTCGCCAAGAGTTAGTAGAAGCTTATCAATTTGTCTCATAAAAACGCCTCCTTTTCTTTTGATTATACATCTGGAGAATGGAGGTCACAACTTAAATTAATGAAAGGAAGAATAACATGAATGAATTAACAAATGTAACAACCGGAGAAGTAAGGCTGTCCTATGTGCACCTGTTTAAACCCTACGCTTATCAGCCAGGACAGGAGGAGAAGTACCAGGTGACTGTGCTGGTGCCGAAGACAGACACGGACACCATGGGGAGGATTAACGCGGCCATTGAGGCCGCGAAGCAGCGGGGCATCAGCGAGAAATGGAACGGACAGTGCCCGCCAATTGTCCCAGTGCCGGTCTATGACGGGGATGGCGTGAGGCCATCCGACGGCATGGCCTTTGGACCTGAGTGCAAGGGCCATTGGGTGTTCACGGCCAGTGCCAAGGCAGATTATCCGCCTGAGATAGTTGATAAGATGGGGAACCCCATCATCAACCAGTCGGAGGTGTACAGCGGCATGTATGGTCGCGTGAACGTATCCTTCTATCCCTACGCATTCGGTGGGAAGAAGGGCATCGGGTGCGGGCTGGGACCTGTCCAGAAACTCAGGGACGGGGAGTCACTGGGAGGCAGCGCACCAAGTGCCGCACAGGCATTTGGTACGCCTGCTCCACAGGCAGCCACGCCGCAGTATGGGGCAGCCATGCCGGCAACTCCAGGAGCAGCAGGTTATGCTCCGCAGCCACAGTACGGGCAGCCAGCGGGATATGCCTCCCCACAGCCGTCAGCCGTCAACCCAATCACGGGGATGCCATATTAATGAGCACAAGAGGGGCCCTGCGGCCCCTCAACCTGACAGGAGGTAAGACGGATGGCGAAACATCATCTCAGCATAGACATAGAGACACGCAGCAGCGTGGATATCAGCAAGGCCGGGGCTTACAAATACGCTCAGTCCCCGGATTTTAAAATCCTCCTGTTTGCGTACCAGTGGGACGACGGGCCGGTGGAGGTCATAGACCTTACGGCAGATGAATCATTCCCACCAGAGATATGGGAAGATGCCTTGAGGGACCCCAATGTAATTAAGCATGCTTATAACGCGGCGTTCGAATGGTACTGCCTGAACCGCGCCGGTTACGAGACACCGATCCAGCAGTGGCGCTGCACCATGGCCCACGGCCTGTACTGCGGATACACCGCCGGCCTGGATGCAACGGGAAGGGCCATTGGGCTGCCGCAGGACAAGCAGAAGCTTGCGGCTGGCAAGACACTGATACGGTATTTCTGTGTACCCTGCAAGCCAACCAGGACCAATGGGGGGCGGACATGGAACCAGCCGTGGCATGATGCAGACAAATGGGCACTGTTTAAGGAATACTGCAAACAGGATGTGGTCACGGAGCATGAGATACTGAAGCGGCTGGACCTGTTCCCGATGCCGGAGGAGGAGGAACGCCTGTGGCAGATGGACGTCCTCATGAATGCCTATGGTGTCCGTGTTGACACGGGGCTGATTGAGGGGGCGCTGTACATAGACGGCATCAGCACCCAGAAGCTGACGGACGAGGCCATCGGCCTGACCGGGCTGCAGAACCCGAACAGCCAGCAGCAGCTCCTCAAGTGGCTCAGGGATAACGGCACGGAAGCCGAAAACCTTAAAAAGGATACAGTGACGGACCTACTTAAGGACCAGCCGACGGAGAAGATACAGCGCGTGCTGGAGATACGCCAGCAGCTAGGGAAGACGTCCGTCAAGAAGTATACGGCCATGGACATCCAGAAGGGCGAGGGGGACCGCATCCGAGGTCTTACACAGTATTACGGGGGTAACCGTACAGGGCGTTGGGCCGGGCGCCTGACACAGATGCAGAACCTGCCACGGAACTACCTCAGTACCCTGGAACATGCCCGGAAGCTGGTGAAGGCTAAGAACTATGAAGGCGTCCGTCTACTGTATGGAAACGTGCCTGACACGCTCTCACAGCTCATCCGGACGGCCTTCATACCCTCGGAGGGGCGGAAGTTCGTGGTGGCTGATTTCTCGGCCATAGAGGCCCGCGTGATTGCCTGGCTGGCCGGAGAGCAGTGGGTGAACGAGGTGTTCGCTTCCCACGGGAAGATTTATGAGGCAGCCGCCTCCCAGATGTTCGGGATACCGTTTGAGCGTATCGTGAAGGGAAATCCGGAGTATGAGTACCGGGCAAAGGGAAAGGTCGCCACACTGGCCCTGGGGTATCAGGGAGGAACGGCGGCACTGGTCCGGATGCATGCCCTGGAGAACGGCCTGACGGAGGAGGAACTGCCTGAAATCGTGCAGAGATGGAGGCAGGCAAATCCACGGATTAAGGACCTATGGTATAAAGTGGAGAATGCAGCGGTTGCTGCGATGCAGACAGCGCAGCCGCAGGGCATCAACGGGCTTGTATTCGCGTTGGAAGGGGATCTCATTTACGGCCAGTCTTTTCTTACAATCCGCCTACCCAGCGGGAGGAAGCTGTATTATGCCAGGCCATTTCTACGGGAGTGTGAGGACCCCTATGGCCGTGTGAAGCCGACGCTTCACTATTACGGGGTCAGCCAGGCGTCAAAAAAATGGACCGTTGACCATACATACGGAGGCAGGTTAGTTGAGAATATTGTCCAGGCCATCGCCAGGGACTGCCTGGCTGTGATACTGGAACGGATTGCGGCCAGAGGCCTGCAGGTGGTGTTCCACGTGCATGACGAGGTTATCATCGACGCGCCCATGGAAACGACAGTGGACGAAATATGCGGCCTGATGGCCGAACCGATACCCTGGGCGTCGGGGCTGGTGCTTAAAGGCGCGGGGTTTGAAAATGACTACTACATGAAGGACTAGGAGGGAACAGGGTGCAGAATAACAGGGTGCTGCATATAAGCACAGCAGGAAGCCGTAAGGCAGTACAGTGGCCGGGAAGCACCATCATGTGGTCCGAGTTTACAGAAAAGCTCAGCACTCCGGTAAGGGGCGACGAGACACTGGAGCAGTACCTTACTTTTCCGAAAGCGCAGCAGGATGAACTTAAGGACATAGGCGGATTCGTAGGCGGTACTCTTCGGGAAAACCGCAGAAAGCAGGACCATGTGGAGGGCAGGGACCTGCTCACACTGGACCTGGACAATATTCCCGCGGGGCAGACGGACGATATCCTGAGGCGCGTGGGAGGGCTGGGGTGCGCCGCGGCCGTGTACAGCACCCGGAAACACAGTGGGTATGCCCCGAGGCTGCGTGTCATCGTACCGGTGGACAGGACAGCAACGGCGGACGAGTATGAGCCAGCAGCAAGAAAACTGGCATCCCTTTTGGGAATTGAATTTTGCGACCCGACTACGTTTGAGCCTCACAGGCTCATGTACTGGCCAAGCTGCTGCAGCGACAGTCAATACGTATATCAGGTATATGACAAGCCGTTCTGCAGCCTGGACGGGCTGCTGGGGATGTATGGGGACTGGAAGGACATCACCCAGTGGCCCCAGGTGCCAGGAGCGGAGGCAATGGAGCGGCGCAGGCTGGCCAAGCAGGAGGACCCCACGACAAAACGGGGTATCATAGGCGCATTCTGCCGGACATACGGCATCGTGGAGGCAATGGAGCGATTCATCCCGGGGATGTATGATGAGACGGCTACAACGGGACGCTACACCTACACCGGAGGCGAGACAACCGGCGGCGCCATCGTATATGATGGCGGCCTGTTCCTGTACTCCCATCACTCCCACGACCCCTGCTGCGGCCAGCTGGTCAACGCGTTCGACCTGGTCCGGCTGCACATGTACGGCGATAAGGATGCCGCAGCCAAAGACGGAACACCAGTCAACAAGCTGCCCTCCTTCGTGGCCATGAGTAAGCTTGCACTAGCTGACAAGGCGGTGGCTGACCGGATGGCACGGGAGAAACATGAGGAGGCTGTGACAGCGTTCGCCGCTGC